TTATTAAATGCACATCTACAGCTGTTTCATGGGTTGTTGCATCAAGAGCAAATGATTCAACATATAGATATTTAGTATTAAATGATACTGGCGCGCAAACAGGGTCTAATAATATATCAACTTATGCAACTTCTACATATTTTGACACTCAAGGATTCACAAACGGTGGATTACCATTAGGTAATGTCAATCAAAGTGGTAGAACCTACGTTGCTTACCTATTCGCCCACGATGCAGGTGGCTTTGGCTTAAGCGGCACAGATAATGTGATTAACTGTGGTTCGTTTACTACTAATGGCGGTGGCGCAGCTACGGTCAATCTTGGATATGAGCCGCAATGGATAATGATTAAAGCATCTAGCGGAGTAAGCAATTGGACAACAATTGATAATATGCGTGGCTTTACTGCCACAACTGGTTCTAGCAATAATTCTGCTAGATTATTTCCTAATAATGCAAACGCTGAAGGTGTTAATGATACCGCAAGCCCAAATGCAACAGGTTTTACAACTACTGGATTAACTGGTGGGTTAACATTCATCTACATCGCTATCCGCAGACCAATGAAAACACCTACGACAGGAACAGAGGTGTTTTTGCCTCAACTTGCAAATACAAGTGCCCCAACATATCGCGCATCATTTACCATTGACATGGTTATGGCTTTGCAAAGAACTGGTGGGTCGCATTATATTGGTGACAGGCTTCGCGGTGCATTTATAAGCGATACCACCAGCACAGCAGCAGAAGCTGCATATGCCAATGAAAAATGGGATTACCAAACGTCTGCACTGGCTTATGCATCCGGCCCAACTTATGAGGTTGGTGAATGCTTCAGACGCGCACCAGGCTTCTTTGATGTAGTGTGTTATACGGGGACGGGTGTTGCTAGAACTGTTAATCATAATCTAGGTGTTGTTCCTGAATTAATATTTGTTAAAAGCAGAACAGATGCTTCTAATTGGTTCATATACAATGCAACTACAGGTAATACAAAATATTTAATATTAAATGCAGACAATATTTCACAAACAGCAAGTACAGTATGGAATAACACAACTCCCACATCAACAGTATTTTCACTTGGAACATCTATTGTAGTAAATAAATCTGCATCCAATTTTGTTGCCTACCTATTTGCAACGTGCGCTGGTGTATCTAAAGTAGGTTCATACACAGGGAATGGTTCAAGTCAGACCATTGCGTGTGGGTTCACAGCAGGGGCAAGATTTGTCTTAATTAAACGGACAGACAGCACAGGCGATTGGTATGTTTGGGATACTGCACGAGGCATTGTTGCAGGTAACGACCCTCACTTATCACTTAACACTACTGCCGCAGAAGTGACTACCGATGATAGCATAGACGCAGCAAGTAGTGGCTTTATAGTCAATCAACTTGCCGCAACCAACATCAATGTTAATGCCGCAACCTACATCTTTTTAGCAATAGCCTAAGGAATAATCATGGAAATACGAATAAAAGAATCAGGACAAGTAATGTATGAAAGCGAGTTTCGTGCATTATTCCCCAACACATCATTGCCGCTACTTACTGAAACCGTTTTAAATGAGTTAGGTGCGGATGTAGTATTAGAAGGCGCACAAGCACAGCCTACACGCTATCAAATAGCATTTAGAGATGGTGTGCAAGAGATTGATGGCAAATGGTTTACCAAGTATTCTGTTAGCGATTTAGATGCAGATGGCATAGCCGCTAAAGATGCTGAACAAGCTAAATCAGTTCGTGCAGAACGCAATAGTTTAATTGCTGAATGTGATTGGACACAGGTTGAGGATAGTCCAGTAGATAAAGCAGCATGGGCTACTTATCGCCAAGAGTTGCGCGATTTAACTCTGCAAGCTGGCTTCCCATTTGATGTAACTTACCCAACTAAACCATAGGAACTGTCATGGATAGTCAAGCCCTTTTAAATATTGTTTTATCTTGTTCATCCGTTGTTTTAGGTTGGTTTTTGCGTGAGATGTGGGCGGCTGTTAAAGAACTAAAAGCAGACTTGGCTAAATTGCGTGAGGAATTGCCAAAAGATTATGTTACTAAAGATGATTTCCGACAAGACATTAGAGAGTTTAAAGAGATGCTTAATAAACTATTTGATCGTTTAGATACCAAGGTCGATAAGTGAAAACATTAATAAACAAAATAATTCTATGCAAGCAATGTCACCATGCCTTTATTATTAATGAGCAGGGATCGGAAGACACCTGCGATAGTTGTCTTGCTGAATTTGAGATCCGCGACAAATTGGTTGATGAGTTTAAAGACGAAAATAATAATGTGCCTAAATAATGTCAGTTACTAAACTTAGAGGTAGATTGCAAGATTATTTTGAGCACATGGCTGGCAAGACCATAGACATGGTTGCTATATTTGATGGCGAATTGGTTATATTTTTAGATGATGGATCAGAGGTTTGCATATTTCAAAATGACGATGGCTTAGCTATGCAGATAAACGAGGATATTAAGACCGATGATTAATAGTAGAGATTTAAAAGATTTGCATCCTAAAGTAAAGCTGATGGCAGAGCAGTTTATTTCAGAATGTAAATTACAAGGCATTGATGTATTGATCACCAGCACCTATCGTGATGCTGCAATGCAAAACTCCCTATATGCACAAGGGCGCACTGTAAGAGGCAATAAAGTTACCAATGCTAAAGCTGGTCAGTCGTTTCACAATCACCGCGTAGCGTTTGATTTTGTGCCGTTGGTGGGCAAGCCTGTGTGGGATAATGACGAATTGTGGCAAAAGTGCGGTATGATTGCCGAAAAGTGTGGTTTAGAGTGGGCTGGTAGATGGACAAGGTTTAAAGAGATGCCGCACTGTCAGTTTACTGGCGGCTTATCATTAACGGACTTTCAATCAGGGAAAACATTATGAGAAAACTACTAGCGTTATTTGATGTATTTAAAAAAGGTAAGATGGTAGCCAATCCAGTTGCATGGAAAACTGGGCAGATAACTGGCTCTATTATTGCTGGCTTGCTTGCGTCTATTGTTGCATTGGCAAAGGTGTTTGGATATGAGTTACCTATCACTGATGATCAAATTCTCGCTATTGGCAGTGCTATCGTTGCCATTGTCGGCTTGTTTATTTCACCTGCCATTACAGTCGCATCAACAGATAAAATTGGTTTGCAGTCCGAGCATAGAGGCTCAAGGGATGCCGCAAAAATTATCTCGGGAAATTAGCCAAACCTTTGGCTTTCAATCAATCAACATCTATTTAACCTGCGAGGAAGCCCCACCATGAATACTTTTTTATTTAATTTACTTACATTTATTGTAAGACGTTTAATTAATGCACAACTATTTGAGCATATTCGTGATATGGTCAATGCTCAAATGGATAACAATTTAACTGGTGAGCAAAAGAGAGCTGCCGTAAAACAAGAATTAACTGAATTAAATGGTGCATTGCTTGAGGATTTTCATAAAACTGCGCCATATTTAGTGAACCTAGCAATTGAATCTGCGGTTGCGATGATAAAAAAATAAAGGTGCAATCAAATGATTGACGAGGGCTTAAAGCAGTTTGGAACGGAAAGGCAGATTGAGTATATAGATGCAATAAACAAATATGGATCATTTAGGGCGGCTGCTGATCGATTAAATGTTTGTGCTGGGTCAGTTCAAGGCGCAATGGATGCAGTAAGGCGCAAAGCTGCAATCCGAGGTTATTCGCCCGAACATGGCATGACCAAACTTGCCCCTGATCCGTTTGTTGTTAGAGGAACTTCAAGCCTTTACGATTCGGATGGTCAGTTAAAAGCCCAGTGGGTTAAAACTAGACTTGATGATGATCAGTTCCAAAAGATGTTACTTGATGCCATAGAAGGCTTCAAAGATGACATTCCTAGAGTTACTATGTTACCCGCCCCGCCTCTCGGCAAGGATCACCTGCTCAATTGCTATGTCATTACTGACTATCACATGGGTATGTTGAGCTGGAAACCTGAAACTGGCGATGATTGGGATTTAAAAATGGCAGAGGAGTTGATTATCAAATGGTTTGCTCAAGCCATTATTCAATCACCCGATTCCAACACTGCCGTATTTGCTCAAATGTCAGACTTTCTACACTTTGATGGTATGGATGCGGTCACTCCAGCATCAAAACATCTGCTAGACGTTGATACTCGATTCGCAAAGGTAGTTAGATCAGCGATTAGGGTCTTGCGTATCGTTATTGATATGTTGTTGCAGAAACATCAAAAAGTTCACATTATCATGGCTGATGCCAACCACGATCCAGTTAGTCAGATATGGTTGCGAGAATGGTTTAGTGTGTTATACGAAAATGAACCTCGCATTACTGTCGATAAGTCACCTAACCCCTACAATGCTTATGAGTTCGGTAAGACGGCATTATTCTTTCACCATGGACATAAGCGCAAAGTAACTAATGTCAGTGAAGTTTTTGCTGGTCAATTCCGCGAAATGTTTGGTCGGACTAAATATGCTTATGCCCACACTGGTCATCTACATCACATCGATGTCAAAGAAAATAACCTTATGATTGTGGAGCAACATAGAACCCTTGCCCCTGCTGATGCTTATTCTGCCCGAGGTGGATGGCGCACTGGTCGTGATGCTAAAGTTATCACCTACCATAAAGACTTTGGCGAGGTCAGTCGATTAACTATTAGCAGCGATATGCTGGCTTAAATAATGATTATCCGTATATCTAGCGTTTAATGAAAAGCACATTATTACATACAAGCAATTTTGCTTTGTATAGATTAAGGACTAATC